TGGCGTTTTCCCGGAACAATGTTGAGAACTCGTCCACACTCATTCCTGCCACATTAGCCCAGTCTTTTAATCCCTCGCTATTTGTTTCTACATCTAGCTGCATCTGTACCATGGCTTTTGAGAACGCTGTACCTCCAGCCTGCGCTTCCATTCCTACAGAAGATAGCGCCGTAGCCAGTGCTAGAATGTCTGATTCCGACATGCCGACCTGTGTTCCGGCTGATGCGAGATTCGTCGCCATGTCCATAATGTCTGCTTCTGTCGTTTGGAAATTATTTCCTAAATCGACAATAGTGCTTCCCATTTTCGAGTACTTTTCTTCTGCGGACATAGATTGGTCTGCCGCTAATCCCGTAATATTTGCAAACTTCGCGATTGCTGTTGCTGCATCATCTGCTGCCAGGTTCGTAGAATTTCCCATATCGATCATGACGCGGGTAAATCCCAAAACATCTTGAGTCTTAATGCCGAGTTGCCCCGCCGTCTCTGCCACCGACGCAATCTCCGTTGTTGATGCAGGGATCTCCTTTGCCATATTTCGGATTCCATCTTCTAATTCTTTATAGCTGTAGATACACTGACCGTTTGCATCGTATACTTCATCGCAAGTTTTCTTAACTCCAACAAATGCATCTTCGAATGTAATTGCAGATGTCGCGGCTCCTATTAAAGCTCCGGCCGCTGTGGTACTGACTGCCCTTAAGCTCTGCCCGACCTTTTCCGTTCCTTCGCCGAATTTTCCAAGTCCTTCTCCAAAAGTCTGAACCGCGCTTTTTTGTTCACTCAGTTCTTTTGTGGTATTTCGAATCTCATTTTGGATTGCCGCCTGCTGCGTCTGTGCTTCTACAAGGCTGGACTTCAATTCATTGTACTTTTCTGAATTTTCTCCAACTTCCTGAGAGCACGCATCCAGTGCACTTTGAAGTGTTGCTGTTTTTTGTGCTGCAATCTGTGACTGATTTGCAAGTAATACCTGTCTTTCCCTCAGTAAACTTGTCTTATTTTCAGATCCGTCCAGTTTTGTCTGGTTAAGCTCCAATTCCTGATCGAGCTGCTTTATTTTCTGATCAGCCTGTTCAACAGCGCTCTGAAGCTGCGCTTCTGCCTCAGCCTGTTTTTTTAACTTTTCAGCTGCTTCAAGTGCTTCCTGGCTCAACTCGGATTCTGCTTCTTTTTGCTCGTCCAGTTTCCCTGTTGTACTGGATAGCTCCTGTGCAATCGTCTCCTGTACGCGCTTCGCGTCTGCAAGCTTTGCACTCCAGTTGCTTGCTTCTATGGAGTTTTCTCCAAATACTTCTTTTGCAACCCGTAATTTGTCGCTCAAAAAAGTGACCTTGTCTCCACTTGCCTGCAACTCCTGCTTCAGAAGCTTTTCTCTCTGTTCCAGAGCATCCACAGACGTGCCTGTGCCTTTCATCTGAGTTTCATTTAATTTTAATTCCGCCCGGAGCTGCTTCAAACTTGCGTCAGCCTGTTTGATTCCGGCCGTAAAATCCGTTGTTTTCGCGCGAAATGTTACGCTTGCTTCTCTGTTGGCTAGTAGATCACCTTCTTTCTATCATCTTTTCTTCCATGTAGTTTTTCCAACTCATGTAAGCGTGTTTATCTTCCAAAATCGTTAATAATACGTTGTACTCGGAATTCCAGAACAGCTCTTCGCTGATTCCGTTGATAATTACATAATAGGTATACATATCTTCCACTTCCTCAATTTCAAATCTCGGAAGCCTCAGTGTATTTTTGCTTTTTCCTACTGTTGCTCTTCTGAAGGCTGTTCTGAATCCTGCTTTTTTGACGGTGAGATCATTTCCTGTACTACATTTACATTTTTCATGTAATCTGGGTTTGCATTTTCAATGAATTCCGTGAATGTCATCAAATTCTCTTCCTCTTCATCCTGATTAGCATTCAAGTATGCCGAATGCATGAACTCATACACTTCCATGACATCTTTTTCGTTTACTCCTTTTACCAGGACTTTGCTAATCTTTTCATATGCCTTTTTATTTTTATTTCTCAGGCTCAACAGCAAAATGGGAGCTGTGGACATTGTCACAAACTCCCCGTCTGCCATTTCATACTCCTGGAAATTGAATACGTCCTTACTGCGCATCATTTTCCTCCAGTTCTACAAGTCTTTCGATAATTTCATCTTTCTTACCTTCGGCGCTTACGCCTTTTTCTTCCGCAAGCTTTTTCAGTTCTTCTACGTTCATTTTCTTCAGCTCGCTTTTAGTGTAGTGTTCTGCTCCTGGCGCTTCCTCTTGATTCTCTTCCTGTGTTTCTTCTGGAACTGTCTCCAACGGCTCCAAAATGCCTTCCCGTACTTTTTCAATCTCCTCGTAGCGTTCTTTGCTCACTTCGATGATTTCTCCTACCAAGTGTAAATCGTGTGTATATTTGTCTCTGAATTTAATCTTTACTTTCGCTTCCATAATTTCCTCCTATGCGTTAAGCTCAACAAGTTCTCTTGAAAATTCTTCCATCCACTTTGTTTTTACCGTCGCGTCCTGCAGATCTGACTCTACAGCTTCGTACATGCCTTCTCCATCCTCATCTGGCATTACTGCTATTTCGAGTTCTAACATGGCTACGTCTTCCGTGTCGTTATCTACAGTCCTGCTAAGTCCATTTGTGATTGTACAATTTGGATAAGCCTTATACTTCACATCTCCGTCCTCATTCAGGATTTTAGCCGTAACACATGCCACCGCATGTAAAGAGCTTTGTCCGTATGCCACGATTCCGTCTTTCAGGTCTTTCCTGCTCATTCCATGCATATCAACAAGCATGTCCTGTGGCGTGTATGCCGAAAATTTCAGTGATCCGGACCCCGTTCCTTTTGTTCTTGTTTTTATCACTTTTGAGCCGCATTTTTTCTGTACGGTCTTGCTCGTAAGCTCCTCTTCCAGTTTTCCCACGCATTTCAGAATATCTGCTTTTACTGCCGGAGATATTCTGATTCCCAGCTCTGTGATTTCATATTCTGAAAAATCCACATTTGTGATTCCTGCCATTATATTTCCTCCAATCTTTTTACTAATTCGTCTATAACTTCATTTACAATTTTGTCTTCGCTTGCATTTGCCCCGTCAAACATGAACTGTTGATTTCCAAAATGATGCTGCGTATTCGATCCATCATCTGGGAAATACAGATAGTGATACGGTCCTTTTGTTTTTACGATTACTGCGAGGTTCTCTTCCTTGAGCGTGAATGGATCTGTCTGTGAAGCAGCCGTTTTCTTTCCGTTCCACGTTCTTCCGGATACAGGGAGAATCTTCTGAATGTTCTCTTTGATGATCCGTCCTCCTTCTGTATGGAGGTAATCATTAATAATCCTCTCTGCCACCGCCCCGTCAGAAAACTTGGAAATCGCATCTACAACACGTTCGAATTCTTTGGCGTCTAAATAGAAATAGCTCATACTCTGCACCTTTTTTCTACTTTGGAAAATTCCATGGTCGCAATTTCAACCATTGTCTCACCGGATTTTTCCACGTAATCATAAGTAGTCTCTGTGTTCGACTTATCAAATCCAACTTTTTTCATAGCTTGCAACACTTTTTCTTCCATTCCTTCTGGAATTTCTTCTTCTTTCACAATTGCTACGAAATATCTGATAATCACACCAGCTCTACTCTCTGTCTTTCCTTTTCTCCGGCGGCCATAAACGATGCAGTCCCAGTTATTTCTATTTTGAAAACGTCCAATACCATAGAAGACTTTTGGCTCTACCTCCTGTAAGGCTTCTTTGATTTTTTTATTCAATCTTTCTCACCTCTTCCAGATAAAAATACAATTCCTGCTCTGCCCTTGACCTGTCAATGTAGATAATCGCATAGATCGTGTCTCCTATTACCACGTTTCTTGAACTGTCCATGTTCCCGTCATCCGGAGTGGCGATTTTAAGCGAGAGTGTTGTTCCTAACTGTTGCGCAAATTCTACGTCCTGCTGCCG